GCGGTACAAACTATGTAAAATCAGACTTTTACTTAGCGACTGCTGCTGACATTGTTGCAGACCCATCTGCTCCAAGTGCATTTGTACAAGGTGTCATGGAAGGCAAAGAGTGGGTATGGGACAATGGTGTTGTAAGAGAACAAGATATTTCTGAGATACAATCAGAAATAGAACGTGCTAAACAACACGAACTAGCTGAAAAGCAAACGGCTGCTTTTGAAAAATTTATGCGAAAAGTCGCAAAATAATAAATAGTAGTACGCAAATTAATTAATTAATTTATTTTAATTAGGAGAGATTAAATGGAAGATAATAAAACAATCGTATCAGAAGCTCCTAAGGGTGCAGACGCTCCAAAAGCAGGATCTGGTAAAGCAGAACCTATGCAAAAGTTAGCAGGTGCAGAATTTGAAGACGGCGGAAAAGCAGTAACTTCTCCATCAGACGCTAGTTCTACTGACCATGCTAAGAACATCAAAAAGGACACAACTGCTCCTACGAAAGGTGCCACTCCAGCAGAACCAATGCAAAAGGTAAATGCTGAAATGGAAGATGATGACGATAAAAAAAATGAAAAGAAACATATGAACGCTCAGAAAAAAATGAACGCTCAAATGAAAAAAGAAGAAGCTGAGGACATCAACGAAGCTGACAAAGATAAAGAAGACGAAGACGAAGACGAAAAAGAAATCATGGAAATGCCAAAAACAAAAGCTGGCATGATACAAGCAATGTATGACATGATGAACAAAAAGAAAAAATCAGAAATTGCTGCCTCTTACGGTAAGATGATGGCTGCTATGAATGGCGACCATGACGATAAGAAAGACGAAGCAATGCATGATGATGAAAAGTCTAAAGAGAAAAAAGAAGCAGTAGAAAAAAGAGTGAAAGACATTGACGTAAAAGAAGATGTTGACGCTTTAGTTTCTGGTGACGAAACTTTATCTGAAGCATTCAAAGACAAAGCGGCAACTATCTTCGAAGCTGCAGTTAAATCAAAAGTAAGAAATGAAATTGAAAGACTAGAAGACGAGTACGCTGGTGAATTATCAGAAGCAAAAGAGGAGTTCAAACAAGACTTAACAAACAAAGTTGACAATTATCTAAACTATGTTGTTGAGGAATGGATGAAAGAAAACGAACTTGCTATTGAAAAAGGTGTTAAAGGCGAAATCGCTGAAGACTTTATTTCAGGTCTAAAACAATTGTTTGAAGATCATTACATTGATGTACCAGAAGAAAAGTATGACGTTCTAGGTGCTAAAGAGGAAGAAATTGAAACTCTTAAAGACAAAATCAACGAAATGACAAATCAAGCAGTTGAATATAAAAAACAGATTAACGAATTTTCAAAAGATGAAATTTTAGAAGAAGTAACATCTGGTCTTGCTGACACAGAGGTTGAGAAACTAAAATCATTAATTGAAGATGTAAGTTATGAAGGTGCTGACGAGTACAAAGCAAAGTTAACTACTATTAAAGAAAGTTACTTTGGTGCGGCTAAACAAGCGCCTGCGTCAACTGAAAATGTTGACACAACAAATTCCAATGATGGTAACACAGTAACGGAGATTAGCGACAGCATGTCTCGTTATACGGATGCAATCAGTAGGGTTAAAAGTAGAGATATCTACGGAAACAAATAAGTAAAAACTAAGGAGAGATAAACAAATGTTTAATTCGCAACCACTTCAGGAAAAATGGTCTCCAGTTCTGGATCATGCGGACTTGCCAAAAATTGACAACCCGTATAAAAGAGCTGTAACATCAGTTATCCTGGAAAACCAAGAAAAAGCAGCGAAAGAAGACAAAGCATTCTTAGGTGAAATTGCTAACGTAACAGGTAGCGCAATTGCTAACTGGGACCCTATTTTGATTTCACTTGTAAGAAGAGCAATGCCAAATCTTATCGCTTACGATATCTGTGGTGTACAACCTATGACTGGTCCAACTGGTCTAATCTTCGCAATGAAGAGCAGATTTACAAGTAACTCTGGTACAGAAGCATTATTCAACGAACCGGATTCAGACTTCTCTGGAACTGGTACAATGAGTGCTTCATTAAATCCAGGTTTAATGAACGACACTACAACGTCAGTAACAACAGGTACTGGTATTGCTACAGCGACTGCTGAAGCTTCATCATCATTTGCTGAAATGGCGTTCTCAATTGAGAAATCAACTGTAACTGCTAAAACTAGACAGTTAAAAGCAGAATACACAATGGAACTTGCACAAGACCTTAAAGCAATTCACGGCTTAGACGCTGAAAGTGAATTAGCAAACATCTTGTCTGCTGAGATCCTAGGTGAGATCAATAGAGAAGTAGTAAGAACAATTTACGAAAAAGCTAAAAAAGGTGCTAACATCAACACAACAACATCAGGTACTTTTGACTTAGACACAGATTCCAACGGTAGATGGTCTGTAGAGAAGTTTAAAGGTCTTATGTTCCAAGTTGAGAGAGACGCTAATGTAATCGCACAAGAAACAAGAAGAGGAAAAGGTAACATAGTTATCTGTTCTTCAGATGTTGCTTCTGCTTTACAAATGGCTGGTATCTTAGATTACACACCTGCATTAAATAACTCATTAAACGTTGATGATACTGGTAACACATTTGCTGGTACTATGAACGGTAGATACAAAGTGTACATTGACCCTTATGCGTCAAACAACACAGCGGCACAATACTTCACAGTAGGTTATAAAGGTACTTCACCTTATGACGCTGGTATGTTCTATTGTCCGTATGTACCTCTACAAATGGTTAGAGCAGTAGGTGAGAACTCATTCCAACCAAAAATTGGTTTCAAAACTAGATATGGTTTAATCAGAAACCCATTTGCAGAAAGTTCAGCTCAAACTACTGACACAGGTACAGACCAATCAAACATCTATTACAGAATGGTTAAAGTAACTAACTTAATGTAATATTTGATTAGCAAACAGATAAAGAAGGGGGCGTTATGCCCCCTTTTTTTTTGGAATAAATATGAGAACAATAAGACAGGCAATTATGCATTTATTAAAAACTTACTTTTGGGTAACGGCAGTATCTCTAGCAATCTTGTTAGTCAGTTTTCTATTGTTTCCTACTACAGAAAAGAAAAGTAGATTTTACGAGAAAGAGAT